CCTCTGCATCCATATCAGCAATAGCCTCCGGAAGCCATGTATCAGGCTCTACATTAAATACAGACCTTAACTTCAAAACAGCCGATGGGTCATCCGCAGTAAGCAGATTAAACATAGCCCACAACGGTGACATCCGATTCTACGAAGACACTGGCACGACTCCGAAGTTTTACTGGGATGCCTCTGCGGAGCGGTTGGGTCTGGGTACGACTAGCCCTGATGCTGACTTAGATGTTCGAGGCACTACACTAGCTGACGTACATATCAGGGCAACAAGCGCAAACAGTATAGCTAGAGCTTTGCTTCAAAACGATGCGCAAGCTTATGCTCTAAGAATTAATAGTGACGACAAGTTTAGAATAAAAGACGAAACAGCCGATGCTGACAGGCTTGTTATAGATACTAGCGGCAACGTAGGTATTGGTACGGCTTCTCCCGGTGCAGACTTACATGTAAATAACACAAGTGGCTCTGAACTTCGCATTGATACAACAGGTGGTAGCAACGTAAACAGCGTATTGAACTTCAGAGAAAACGGAACTGATAGGGCTTCATTATATTGGGACGGCGGCGCTAACAAACTTTATTTAGAAACAACTTTTGGTGATGTTGCGCTAATGCCTACAGGCAACGTAGGTATCGGTACGGATTCTCCAAGTAGAAATTTAGATATAAATAGCTCAGATTCTAATTCAAGAGTCAGATTTACCAATACCTCTACAGGAACAACTAGCGGCTCTGATGGCTTAGAAGTAGGCATGGAAGGTCTAAATGCGATTTTATGGAATCGTGAGAATGGTATTTTAAGATTTGCCACTAACAACTCAGAAGCCATGCGCATAAATTCCAGCGGCAGACTGCTAGTTGGACTTACAACAGCCTTTGGAACAGGCGGAACAACAATATCTAACGACGGTCAGGTATTTACTTCCAGAGCAGACAACCCAGTAATCATCGCCACTCGGGAGAATAGTGACGGAGAGATAATGCGGTTCCGCAAAGACGGCGCCGCAGTCGGTAGTATTCAATCTCGTGCTGGAACCGTATTATCGGTAATTCTCGACCCACGAACAGGCGGTGCAGGTTTTACTGGAGAATTAGGCGGAATACGACCTACAGACCAAACAGGCGATATTACAGATAACGCTATTGACTTAGGTAAAAGCACAGGACGCTTCAAAGACCTCTACCTGTCAGGCGGTGCGTACCTCGGCGGTACTGCGGCGGCGAACAAGCTGGATGACTACGAAGAAGGGACGTTTACTCCTACGTTATTTGGAGCCACTACAGCAGGAACGCCAACGTATACAAATCAATCAGGCAACTATACTAAGATAGGTAACACTGTACGTGTGCAATTGAGAGTTTCTGTTAGTGCAATTAGCGGTGTAGCCGGTTCGTTAAGAATAGGTGGCTTACCGTTTACCAGCCAAGGGGAAAATATTGGGTCAATAATGTTAGAGCAAGCTAACTGGCCTACAGGCACTACAGCCCCCGCCGCATACAATAGTTCCTCAACCAACCTTCAAGTTTTCTATATGCAGGACGATGCTGGATGGACTCAGGCAACTCTTGCAGATGAAGCCCAAGGTTACATTATCACTATAATGTACAGAACAGCCGCATAACCCTAAATAGCCTCAGTGGACTCTGGGGCTGGACTAACTAAGGAGACAACAATGTCACTAACTAAAGAAACAGTAGCAGACAAGATCGAAGTAGTAGCTACAGAGGACGGCCAAGTCGTTCAAGTACGCACTGCTACTCGTGTACTCGAAGACGGCGCTGTGATTTCACAGTCGTACCACCGTCATGTAATTAACTCTGGCGACGACTGGTCATCAGAACCTTCTAACGTACAAGCTATCTGCAACGCAGTATTTGGAGCATAACAATGGCTACATGGACAATCGCAACACTAGAGCGGGAGCTATCGGACGGTGGTGTAGTAGTAGCACACTGGCGTGTATCTGAGGTGGACGGAGACTACTCTGCTTCTGCCTATGGCACCTGTGGCTTTAGCTATGACCCTACAGACCCCTCATTTGTCCCCTACGACAGTTTAACTGAAGAGGTAGTCTTGGGCTGGGTCTGGGGTGAAGTCGATCAGGCGGCAACTGAGGCGGCTTTAGCGGCTAAGATTGAAGCAGAGAAGAACCCTGTTACTGCTGACGGCGTGCCTTGGTAGTGCCTGAAATTGATGACAACACCAGAGTAGCTATACCGCTAAGGAATTTAGTTGCTCTTGGTGCTGGCATCGTTATGGCTACTACTGCTTACGTAACTCTTGACACTCGTATCATTTCGATTGAACACGGTCAGGAAATACAAAACATGAACATACTGGAAAACTCTGCGTTTGTTCGTGAGTGGCCTTTAGGTCTACGTGGTGCGTTACCAGACGATCTTATACAGAACGCTAAGATTATGGCTCTGGAAGAACGCAACGTAGAGATACACGAGTTACGTAGGCAATTAAACAAGATAGAAGTAGAGATAGGTAAATTAAATGCGCAGGTGACTGTGGATCATCAAAGCGGTAAGGAATAGTCATGTCAGATCTAGAGCAAGCATTAAGTCGGTTAGAAGCTCATGAGCGTGAGTGTAGCATTCGTTATGAAATGATTCAGATGCAACTGGATGCACACAATCAACGCTTTGACAAACTAGAGAAGATGATGACAGGTGGCTTTGCTTCTATTGCTCTTATCGTGACTATGGCTATTGCTATCTTGGAGTTTGCTAGATGATACAAGCTTTGATCGGCCCTATTGTTAACCTTGTTGGTGGACACCTTCAGCGCAAAGCAGAAGAGAAGAAGGCTGTACATGAGCGTAAGCTAGAAGTAATTAAGCAAGACAGTAACTGGGAAAACATCCATGCCAATAACGCAAACAATTCATGGAAAGACGAGTGGTTTACTATCTTGTTCTCAGTCCCATGTATTCTTGCGTTCTTTCCGTCTATGGTTCCTGTAGTGATGTCTGGGTTTTCTGCTCTTGATAGTATGCCTGAGTGGTACAAAGGTTTTCTAGGCGCCGCCGTTGCGGCATCGTTTGGCCTGCGTGGTCTGGCTAACTGGAAGAAATAATCATGGCTACAAATGAAGCTTTAATTCAGTTTTTACAGTCTTTAAATGCTGAAGCTGAAAGAATAATTACAGCTATAACCACCGGGACTTTGAGTGAAGAAGATTTTTCTGTTGATATCAATGGAAATCCAATTGATAGAGATAGCCCGCTTACTCAGATATATCAAACAATTATTGGTAGAGCTAATGAAGTCCCTCCAGAAATTGCAAATGACACATCAAAACTTGAGGCTGAACTAAGAAGAATTTTTCTTGCAGAGCTTGGCAGGATCAACCAAGAGATTGACGATGCTGGTGGTTTTGATCAATGGCAAAGCCAACAAGAAGAAGTTGATGAGCAAAGTGCTATTCAGCGAGTTCTAGATGAAGCTAGAGAAGCTGGAGAAGAAATAACCGAAGAAGAAGCTGAAACCTTTAGAGACATCTTTAAAACAATAAAAGGTGCTGTTACTGGGGCAATCCCAACTAACATGAAAGATCTTGAGGATCTTCTTAATAGTATTCTTAGGGGTACTGCTGGCATATCTAAAGAATGCGAATCTTGGACTGGAAGCGTTGATCCTGACGGGCCGGGAGGGAATGAGCCTTATGCTGGCTGGAAAGACTGCGTAAACATTGGCGCTATTTTTTCCATACCTGGCTTAGATATTCCAATGCCTCCTGGCATTGTTGATATTACTTGGAAAGACCTTGAGGATGCAGTTAGAGAAGCCGGGCAGGACATCAAAGATGTTATTTCAGATCCGGGCGGCTGGCTAGAAGATGCGGCAGAAAAAGCAAAAGAAAAAGTTAGAAAAGTTTTAACTAAAATTACAGGCGGCATAAGTGATAAAGATCTTGAAGATATTATCAGGGATGCTGTTGGTGGAAGTATTGGCGTATGGATCGGCGGATACATACAAAGCAGTATTGAAGAAGAAATTGAAGAAGCGTTTCCAAACCTCTTTATTACAGATCCTAACGAGACAGAAGAATGTGTTAACGGGGCAGTTAACTATCCTGAGTGTAACGAGTGTCCTAAAGGATTTTTCTTTTCAGAAAAAACACAGCAGTGCGAGCCAACCAAACAAGCACCTATAGGACCTACAGAAGAGGAATGTGCTGAGCAAAATAGAGCACACATACCGGCAGGAAAGGGTGGGACAGATCGTTGTGGTGGGTGTCTATCTGGATACGAAGCCAATGAAAGTGGTGATTGCGTTGCAACGCTAGATCCATGTACAGGCAAGCAAATTCGCAATGAAACAACTGGCAAGTGCGAAGATCCGCCGCTAGATTTTAATGAAGGCGGGCCTTGTAAAGATGATCTTGGCGTAGATGGCACTTATGATGAAAACGGTAACTGCATTGCAGATCCTGAGCCAGAACCAGAACCCGAGCCAGAGCCAGAGCCGGAGCCGGAGCCGGAGCCGCAACCAGAACCAGAACCACAGCCAGACTTTGGTTTGTGTGAGGATGGAGTAACGCCTAAGCAAGACGAGCAGGGCAGTAATTGTTCTACAGTTGTTATAGACGATAGTTTTGGTATGTGTCCTGATGGAGTCACACCGAAAACTGACAAACAAGGAACTAACTGCACTACTGTAGTTTTAGATCCTTGTGAGAATCCTGATTATGCACAGGCCAATCCAGAGGAGTGTCAAGATTTTCTAGGGCCATCGCCTCAACCGGAACCCGAGCCCGAGCCCGAGCCTAGTCCTGAGCCGGAGCCAGAACCCGGCGAAGAAACGTGTGCCAATGGCGCTGTAGACTGGCCTTTATGCTCTGAGTGCGCAGATGACACTAAGCCTAGTGACTATGAAAATGGCCAATGTCCCGGTATTCAAGTTCCTGTTGAGCCTCCAGAGCCTTCTGTTCCACCTACAGGCGGTGGCGGTGGTGGTCGTAGGGGCACACCGTTTATGACTGGCCTTAATTATCAACTACCCATGCTTCAACAAATTATTGCTCCACCATCACGAGACTATTCTGCTGGGCTACTATCCCAACCAAAGCCTGTTGCTGACTACAATCAAGCACTAGGCGGCGTAATTGCAAACAGCTTGCAGAAACGTAAGAAAGGAATGTTTGACCTATGACTTATCTCAACATAATGAATAACGTGTTGCGCCGTTTGCGTGAAGAGGAAGTTGTCGGCGTAAATGACAGCACTTACTCAAAGATGGTTGGCGACTTTATTAATGACGCAAAAACTATTGTTGAGCAGTCTGCTGATTGGTCTGCTTTGCGCACACGAGAGTCTGCTTTTGTTACCGACGCAGATAACAATCTTTACTCACTTGCGGGTAGTGGCGATGACGTTAAGGTAATGTCTGCATATGACACAACATCAAAAAGACAAGTTGAATATCAAACTAAAGATTGGTTTAACAATGAAAGCTACGTTAATGGAACGCTTGCTATAGCCGCTAAAGGCGGTCTTACTGGTAGTCCTTCGTACTACACATTTGATGGTGTTGACGCTAATGGTGACACTCAAGTTCGTTTGTATCCCATGCCAGACGATGCTTACAACCTTAGATTTGTAATGGTGCGACGACAAGCAGAGCTAACTAACGGCTCTGATGTGCTTCTTGTTCCTTCAAAGCCTGTCATTCATTTGGCAGTAGCGTTGCTTGCGCGCGAGCGGGGTGAGACGGGCGGTACATCTACTGCTGAATATTTTAGTATTGCTGATAGATATTTATCTGATGCAATCGCTATTGATGCGGCAAAACATCCAGAAGAAATGATCTTTAGGACTATCTAATATGGCACAAGAACTACGCAGTATTAATCTTGTAGCGCCAGCCTTCAAAGGTATTAACACTGAAGACTCTCCTATAGCTCAAGATCCGTCGTTTGCAGAGGTAGCGGATAACGCAATTATCGACAAGCGTGGTCGTATTGCGACACGCAAGGGTTACGATTTATTAACTAACGAAACAATTACAGTTAACGACACTACAGGGTTTACCGTAAACGAAACAATAGTAGGCTCTCGTTCGTTAGCTTCAGCCACAGTAAAAGCCATTACTAATGGCACTCAAATATCTATTGAAACTTCTAGAGCAGGCATTTTTTCTGCTGGAGAAACCATTACCGGCGGCACCTCAGAAACAACAGCAGTTTTTACCCTAGTCGCTCCTACAGGCTTTTCATTAGGGTCTTCAGCAATTAGAGGAATTAAAGAATTTAGAGATAACACAGGTAACAGCAAAATATTTTCTGTTGGTAACAATAAGATTATCAGCGGCACAACTACGCTAGTAGACGAAACGCCCGGTAGCTATACAATTACTTCCGACAACTGGAAGATGGTTGACTTTAATAACAGCATTTATTTCTTTCAACGTGGCTATCAGCCTTTGGTCTACAGCAATTCTTTAGGTGCGGTGCAAACTCTTGGTAGCGTGGCTGGTGCGGCTGGTGTTGCTGACACTATGTATGGCAATGAAGTTATTGGCGCTTATGGCCGGCTTTGGACTGCTGACTTTGACTCAGATAAATCTACTATTTACTGGTCTGATTTACTGATTGGTCACGATTGGTCTGGCGGAACAAGCGGCAGAATTGATATCTCCAAAGTATGGCCTGACGGCTATGATGAAATTGTTGCGTTATCCGCACATAACGGACTTCTTATTATCTTTGGTGAGCACAGCATTGTGGTTTATCAAGGAGCAGAAGCGCCAGCTACGATGGTTCTAGCTGATACGGTTGCAGGTGTTGGTTGTGTTGATAGGGATACAGTTCAGCACACTGGCACTGACGTTATGTTTTTATCGCACACAGGATTGCGTAGCTTTGGCAGAACAATTCGAGAAAAGTCGATGCCAATTAGCACGCTGTCTCGAACGATCACTAAAGATATTATTAACTTAATTCAGAATGAAACAGAGTTTTTTAGATCTATTTACAGCCCAGAAGAAAACTTTTATCTGCTTACTTTTGTAGGGCAGGAAACTACATTTTGTTTTGATGTTAGGGGTAGCTTAGAAGATGGGTCGCTTCGTGTAACTCGATGGCCCGGTTCTGTCTTTACGTCTTATGAAAGGCTAGCTAACGGTACGCTGTACGTAGGAACAGAATACGGGATTAGTGAGTATGAAGGTTATTCTGATAACGGCACGCGATACCGCTTTAAATACTTCAGCCCTAGCTTAACATTTGGTGATACTTCTCGTCTTAAGATCCTTAAGAAAATTAAGCCAACACTAGTAGGCGCAAACAGCGCTACTGTATTTATGAAGTTTGCCTACGACTTTGCTACATCTTACAGAACAACAGAGTTTACGGTAGGTAATCAAAACCCTGCTTTTTACAGTGTCAACGAGTTTGGCCCAAATTCAAATCCACTATCAGAGTTTACTGGCGGCGAACTAACTAACCAACGCAGTCTTAATGCTGTGGGTAGTGGTAGTACGGTGGTTGTTGGCCTTGAGGCTGACATCAACGGGTTTTCTTTATCACTTCAAGAAATAAACCTATTAGCGTTAATAGGCAAAACAGTTTAATTAGGGAGAAACACAATGAGTCTATCAACTTTTATAGATGAGTACGGAGGATTGCTTGGGGGTTCCGCAGGTTTAGGCTTACTGCTTAGTGCCTATAATCGGCTAGAAGATGTTGGTGATGACGCTACTACTGGAATGGGTGAGCTTGCTGAAACTCAAATGGAGCAAACAGCATTTAGGCCATACACGGTAACAAGCGCTACTGGCAGTCAGTTTGGAATTACTCAAGATCCTACTACTGGTCAGTTTCAGTATGGACTTGAAATGTCTCCTGAAGAGCAAGCATTCCAACAAGGCATGTTTGGTGGCGCCGGCCAATTCTTTGAGGGCGCACAACTTACGCCTGAGCAGTTAGTTGATCGTGAAGACGTTTTGTTTGAGCGCATTCGGCAGGCTCAGCGGCCTCAAGAGCGTATGGAGCGCTTAGGTTTAGAAGAGCGCCTCGCGGCGCAAGGTCGATTAGGTGTTAGTACAAACCTATATGGTGGGACTCCCGATCAATTGGCTATGGAACGTGCACAGCAAGAGTCTATTGCAAGAGCGCGAATCAACGCTATGGATCAAGCCCGAGCAGAGCAAGCTCAACAAGTGGCATTAGGACAGCAGTTTTTAGGTGCTAGTTATCTCCCTCAAGCACAACTACTTTCTGCTATCACGCCTGGAATGAGCGCCGCAGGACAGCAACAACAAGCACAAATGTATGGTGCAGGGTTGTTTGGTGAGGCTACGGCTTCGGGTCTTGAGGCATTGCTTGGAGCAAGCCTTGGTCAAGCTAACCTTGCTGGTGCGCTTGGTGGTGGTTTGTTAAGCGGTGCATTAGGATCTGACTATAAATTTGATATACCCACAGCTTAAAGGAGGTTGACATGGCAAAGTTTAGTAGTGCGTTTCTTCAGTCTCTTACCCGGCCTGCCTATACGCAAGGCTTGTTTACTGCCGGACAAAACATTAGTGGGGCTGGCGAAAATATTCGCAAATCAAAAGAAAGACGAGATCTTATTAGTCTCGACAACCAACTAATTGATATCCAAACAGCAAGCTCAGAAGCGGCTAGGCTAGGCAATATTGATGAGGTTGAAGCCCAAGTAAACTCTGTTCTTGAGCAATTAAAAGCTGAAACAAATCCGGCTAAAAGAGATGCTTTAAAGGCTGTATACACCAAGGTTAGTGGTGATTTAGTTTCTGCTCGATCTGCTGAGCAATTAAAAGGGCAAAGAGGCCGAATGCTTGATGTTAGCGATCAAGTTTTAGCTGGCGATCTTTCTTATGAGGACGGCAATGTTGCTGGTGTTGTTGCCGCAAGAAGAGAAGTAGTAAGGCGATTAGAAACCGAGGAAAATGAAAAGGTGCGCTCAAAGTTAATTAGCGCATTAGATGGCCTTAATACTCAAATGAAAGGCATTGATGCTAAAAAAGCCGAAAGAAATATTAACGATCTTTTAAAAGCAGAAGCTCTTTATGAGCAACTGGAAGCCAAAGGCGAATCAAGAACAGAAAATGAAGAGGTTGTAATGCGCGGAATTAAAGAGCGAATTGACCAACTTCGACAAGAGCCAGAAACAGTTCAAGCAGTTAAAGAGCAACGAGGACAGCAAAGACTTGATGACCTAACAAGAAAAAATAAAACTCAAGATGCCTTAGAAAAACAAGCTGTTGCAATTTTGTCTAGCCTTGACCCTGAGAGCGAAAGATATAAATCAGAAAAGCAACGACTTATTGATAACAATCTTGGCAATGCCGTTAAAAAAGTTGAAAAAGCTCAAGTAGAAGCTAACAAAGCACAACTAGAATATGAAAAACTTTTGGCTGATGTTAGGCCGACGCCTTTAACTAAAGAGCAACGTGCTTTAGGCGAGCAGTATGGCGTTAAATTTCAAGAAGGAAATACTAAAAACGTTATTCTTGCTAACAGGGAGATTCTTAAATCAGCCTTAAAAAAAGTTTCTGAGATGGGCACCACACTAGCACTAAGAGACGTTAAGCCTTTAGATGAGCCTGCGGCTAGAGCAAAACTAAATGTAATGTTGACCGACCTAAAAGAGCAGGGAGACCTGTCTTTTGCAAAAGATGTCTTAATGACTGACTTTGAAGATGATTTAAGAGGCTTGTCTGAGGAGGACCAGCAGTATCTTGTTGACTCCATATTAAACAAGACGACTCCAGAAGCAGAGCAAATTGTTCTTGAATTTGTTCAAAACAAATTTCCCGAGTCTTTCGAAAGAACTCAGACTGAGCTTCAAACAGAAGCTGACTACGCACAAGCAATTCAAGATGTAGTAAGTGATATTTATGAAAGTAATCCAGAGCTAGACCCTAACAATCCAGTAGATCAAGCAAAAGCAATGGAGGCCGCGAATACGCAACTACGCAAATCTATGGGTATTCCTACTGCTAGCGAAATACTTTTTGGTCAGGTTCAAGAATATGACCAAGGAAGAGGGAAAAGATAGTCATGAGACTAGAAGACATTGTTGTCCCTCAAGAGTCTATTGACCGTTTTTTAGAAAAAAGATCAGAAGATAAGTCATCAATAAAAGTTGAGGACATTGTTGTTCCTGAATCTTCAATTAAAAAACTACAGGCACTTAAGGAAAAAAGAGCGGAAAGAGTTGCTGGGCTTGTTACCGAAGTGGGCGAGGGAGTTACTCTTGGCTTGCTTGGCGAGTTATCTGCGGCTTTAGAAGCGGCAACAACTGACAAGTCATACAAAGATGCAAAGCTAGAATATGAAGTAGCTAGAGATCAATTTAAAAAAGAAAATCCTGGACTTGCTAGCTATGCTCTTCCAGCCGAAATTATAGCGTCTATTCCTACTGGAGTTGGTTTGGCAAAGGCTTTAGGAAAGGCTGGGATTACAAGCGTAGCAGGGCAAGTTGGAGCCGAAGGTTTTATCTATGGTGCCGCACAAGGAGATTCATTTGAAGAGCGAGCGCTTGGGGGAATTACTGGCGCGTTAGCTGGCGCTACAATGGGTCGCGTTATAGACAAGGTTATTACGCCATCGTCCGCTGGTGGATTACGTACAGAAGCTAATGATATTGCTGATGATGCTTTAGATGTAGACGATATAGCCGCAGTTAAGGCTATAGAAGAGGCTAAAGCAAATGAAAAGTTTACTGAAGTAGACAATCCTGTATATGCGCAAAAGCCTTTATCCGAAGCGCAAACAGCAGGAGAGTTGTACGAAGGCATTAAAGGCGCCTTTGGTCGTTTTTATAACGACAAAGTAACAGGCGTATCTGATGAGTTGATACGAGATGTTAGTCCCCAAGTTGGCGCTAGATATCAAAAGGCAGATGAGACAGCGCTACGAACAACCAACAAAGAGCTGGGCGATTTATCTGAGCGATTAATTCCTGTAATTAAAATTATTAACGATAGCACACAAGCTAAAGGCGCCTTGCTTGATTATGCGGCAGGAAAAATAGGCAAAAAAAGTGCGACCCGAGAAGAGTCTATTGCTCTTTTAGAAAAAGAGTTGGCATCTGATCTTAGCACTGAGCACATGAATACGCTTAAAGCCTACTTAAATTACAGCTTCCGAAAGAATCAGCAGTTAAACAAAAGAGTGTTTGGCGGTAATTACAAGGAAAGTCGTACTTATTTGCATACTCGAAATAACGCTAATGCAAACAGATTTAAAGAAGAAGGGCTTGAGGGTGTTGAGTTAGAAGATCGTATATTTAAAGACTCGGCTCAAGAGCGGTTAACTCGCGGCTCCTATCTAAACAAAGAGTACAACGCGCCCAATCCATTAGATTATGACAATCCCATTG